CTGGTTTGGACTACATACGTCAGCGGTGCGTCCCGCCTGTCATTAAGCCTAGTTTGAAAATAGAGCAGCTGCCAAAGCCTGCCGAGGGTTTGAACCAGAAATCACGTGCTATCTTCATCACACCGCCACTTCTGCTTGTTTGTGAGCAGATAGTTAGTATGGCGTGTCATCGATGTGTGTGGGGAAGCATGTTCATTGGCCTCTCTTGGTTAGGCGATGGTGTGTCTGAAATTCTTCGACGATTTACTTGGAAGAAACCCCTAGCAAAGGGTGACTTCTTTATTTCGTGGGACTTTTCAAAGATGGACATGAGTCATGAGGCTTTTCTGACGGCCGTCTTTGTTGAATTGATGTCACATGCATATGTGCAAGTTCCAGATTGCTTGGAGTGGATGATTTTTCGTTGTATTGTTGAGTTTGTCTCGCTGTACTCATCGTACCACTTCGTAGCTTATCCTGGGATATTTAGATTGATAATAGGTGCTTTGTTTTCAGGTTCTTGGAACACATCTATCTTGAACTCGTTCTTCTCCATATTCTTGTTTTTTGCCTATTTGCACTATCTTGCTCGCAGATTGTCCTCGCCAAGCGTTCTTCGCTTAGTGCCAGATGGGGATATCTGCCTTGTAGTCCAGGGTGACGACAATTTGGCGAGGCTCACGGAAAAAGCTCGGGCCGTTTTTGATATACATGCTTATGCTTCTTGGATAAAGGAGGTAGGGTGTGAGATTAAGACTAGCTCGATCGGTTGCTCCGATTCTTTTACGTGTCATCTGGGTCCTGATGGTGAATTTACTGTGCCGTTTTCCCAAAGGGTTACTTTCCTACATCGCAGTTTCTGTTGGTCTACGATAGATGGCCGTGTACGGAAGATAGTTCCCGTCCGTGCTAGCTCTGAGCATTTTTCGAAGTTGCTGTATTGCCCCATGGGAATTCTTAGACCCATTCAGTACTTCTGCAAGGTGCTTAACTATCTTTTTGATTCACTTGGCACCAATCTTGTCACGTGGCGCGTCCTGTCTATGTTGCTGGAGCGGTTTCTCCGCGTCCATGAAATAACTCGCGAGGAGTACTTGGCGTCACTTGATGCCCGTGCTGCCCTCGAAGAGCGGCGTCATAGACCAGTGGATCTTACTAGCTATGAGCTAGCTGACGTTTGGGCTTTCTTTAAAGACCCCTCCCTTCTTATCAGACGTTTGGTGTTCTCTTCTAACCCTCATCCGTGGTCTGTGGATGTGGCTGAGTTCCCGTATGTAGGGTTTAGGGATGCGATCTTGTGA